TCAAGTCGTAGATATCCTCATCAATTGTATTTACGCCAATTAGGTACCAGACTTGAACGCTGTTTTCTTGCCCGATTCGGTGACATCTATCTTCGGCTTGGTCGTGTTCGCCAGGAGTCCATCCTTGTTGGACAAAACAAACATCGGAACCAGCCGTAAGAGTAAGACCAACTCCACCAGCCTGAAGGTTCAAGACAATAACTCTTGCTTTTGGGTCTTTCTGGAATGAGTCAACAGCGTGCTGTCTATCTTCCATTGAGTCTTGACCGCTCACTCGGAGATTTCCGTACTTACCAGCGAGGTAATCAACGATGGCGACATTGTGCGCAAACACAACAAGTTTTCTATCGCATGACTCCAAGAATGAATCAATCCATTCAATTACTGATTCCATTTTTGCATCGGCAGCAAGACGCTTGAGCACGGTCGTTCTTCTTAAGTGTTCTGCAGTATCAGACGCGCGGTATCCATTCTCTGCCAAGAATGCGAGAAGGTCGCCTTCTGCTTTTCGGTATTCTGCATAACCTTTTCCAGATGGCTCAACATGAACAACATTTCGTGTCTTTGCTGGAAGTTCTTTTAGCACTTCATCTTTTGTTCTGCGGATGTAGCAGTTCTGGCGAAGTTTCATATTCAGTTCGTTGAGGTTTGAAGCGCCTTTGGTATCCCAGCCAAATCCATTGTGGTAGGCATTTGTATATCGCTTCAGGAATGCCCACTTGCCACCGAAGCGACTAAGCATTCCCAGGATTTCTAATTGACTTACAAGTTCTTCTGGTCTATTCGTAACTGGTGTTCCAGAGAGAAGCAATACTGTTCCAGATTGCGGAACCTTCTTTGCAATGTCGCGCACTGCTTCTGTGCGTTTTGTCTTGCTTGTCTTCACATAGTGAGACTCGTCAAGGACAAGACCCATTGGTTTTAGGTGCATGATTGGCTCAACAAAGCGACCAATAATGTCATAGTTCACAATGTTTACATCGACATTTGCAATATTCCCTTTACCACTCAAGATGTTTACCGAGCGGTGTGGGAGCCACTTATTTATCTCACGCTTCCAGTTTTCCTTTAGAGATGCTGGGCAAACGATAATTGCTGGGAATGCGTCACGGTATTCAAGTGAAGCAATTGCTTCTACGGTCTTACCGAGACCCATTTGGTCAGCGATTAGGCAACGCCCAACTGAACCAGCGTAGGCAACTCCAGCCTTTTGATATGGCATGAGAGTTCCATTGAGAGTGGGGATACTTATTTCTGCGTCGGTAGATGTTGATTGAACAAGTAGTTCTGTTGACTTTTTGGTCAATTCAATAATCTTTTCGCGGACCGAATCCTCAACATCAAATTTGTACTTATCTGCTAGTTCAAGAACTCCGATGGTTATCGGCGCAGTCCAGTGTTTTTTCTTCATGTCCCAAGTTCGCTGGGGAAGTTTCTTGACCTCAACAATTATTTCTAGGTCATATGGAAATTTAATTACAGCCATGCCACGCTTACTAATGGTGAGTGACTTTTCTGTGTCTTGAATTACTTCAGGCAATTGGGTTTGTGCTTCCTGCGAGACATTGAATTGGTACTTAGATGCAAATTCTGCAACTTCCAATTTAGCCGATTCTGGAGCAATCCAAACAGATGCTGCAGAATTCCATACAACACCAGTAATTTGTTTTAATTCTGATGTCACTTGCTCGTCATATTGGCAGTGAATTACAAAATTGTTATTTACTTTCGTAATGCGCTTATCAACTTTTGAACCGTACACAGAATCAAGGTCTTGATGGATATCGGTGTACGCCCGCTTAGGTGGTGTTATTTCATCATAAACAAAGCCGAGTTTTTTCAACTGCTTTGAGTATTTGGCAAGCATTATCCAAGCAGAATAAGCCATTGTCGGAGTCCAGTAAGATTCTGGAATTAGTGCTAATTGAGTGCCAATACGGGAATCAGATTTATTGAAACCAACACTGTCTTCAGTTACTGCACCATCACAGGAAAGGGCGATTGAACGCAATGCTTCCGCTAATTGCGAGTATTCACTTTCCACACTTACTCAAGAACTGAAATTGACGACCAAAGAATTAGGTCATAAACTTCTGGAATCGCCTCTGACTCTTCAGATTCTTTTTTATGCTGGATGATTGCATATGTAAGGCGTGCAATTTCGTCAAGATATGAAATTGTCTTGTCTTCGGCAAGAAGTGTTTTTACTTGAGATAGGCGCTCGCTGATTCCGTTGCGATAACGCTGAGACTTACGGTACCAAGTATCAAACTTATCTTTTTCTTCAAGATAATCTTTATGAGAAACCACACCAAGTTTTACATCTTGTGCCATCATATTGACGCGCTCGCGGTGGTACATCGCTGACGACTCATAGTCGGACAAAGCGGTTAGTAGCGACTGGCACCATGCCAAGCGATTTTCTGGCGCTTGCAACCATTCAATCTCTTCGGTTGAGGCATCGCCCTTGCATTCGCGCTTGGCAATGTCCATGATATTTTTTCTGTCGACCATTATTTTTACTCCTATAGGTTTAAATCTTGACTTGCAGTATACCGCCGTGATATATCACGCGGGGGCATCGGCTTTAAATTCTCCAACAGCATGGTCGCGAATGTGTTCATCAATCTTTGCTTCTGTGCGCAAGGCTGTACTTTCAACTCTATCGATTGAAATGCCAAGACCCTTTGCTACTGTTTCAATTTTGTCAACAACGAAGTTGTGGTCCGCTTTGTTTTCTTCCCAGTGCTGCTTCGAAGTACGGCGTCCGTGTTCAAAATATGCAACAATGACTAAACCCAATGTGCTAATCAGTGCTACATACACTTCGGTCATTACTCGTCATCTCCAGCACTAGTAACAAAACCAATTACATGAACAACTAAGGCCGCGATTGACATATAGATACCCCATTTTTGGGTATCTCCGCTGAGGGTAATCAAAACAAGACCAGTTCCAGCCAGGGTCCAGCCGAGTGACGACAATTCTCCAATGATTTTTTTCAACATATCTTGTCCTTGCCAACTAAGTACAGTTATTTTATTTAATCATTACTCGTGGTATAGGTAGAGTCGACTACTTAACGCGGGCACGCTGACGCGCACGGCGTTGTTTTTTGGCAGCATTTTTCCTATCTGGGGCAGGGACATCACCGCCACCGCCAGAATTGCCACCAGAAGGGCCTCCAGAGCCTCCAGAAGGGCCTGTAGGACCCGTAGAAGGTGCAGCACCAGCAGCAGCGCCAACCGCTGCTACAGCGGCTCCTGCAGCGACAAGCGTCCTTCTGTCTCCAACATCGATAGATGAGCCAAGAGCGACATATGTGTCAAACACTCCGTCGAACACATTGATTTCCTCTTCAAATGATTCCTTTACTTCCGCTGGGGCATCAATGAGGGCTTCTGCTATTGCATCTCCTTGTTCTGGCGACACATCGTCGACTACAACCGCACTAAACACTTCAGTTGCTTGCGATGCATCAATGCTTTCAAGAACCTTGGCGCTAGTAGCAAGTTCGGTTGCTTGGCCCGACTCGATTCCACCTTCCTGCTCAATTACCAATGTGACAACTTCAGATACCTGCTCGCTCGTAATCGTGTCTGATTCCAGCACATCTACGATTACTCCAACTGATTCGGCATTCAGTTCGCCATCCAAAACGGCGGTAAAGGTTTCAATCAAAACTTCAGTGCTTACTTCTTCGTCAAAGACTGCACCAAGAACAGAACCCAACAACTCTGCCGTCAAATCGTCCGCCAATACATCAACGATGAGTTCAATGGTTTCTGCATCCGAGAGGTCACTGTCAAACACGCTGTCAAAGATTGCTTCTGTTTCTGACACGCTCAGGTTTGTTTCAAGCAAGTCTCCAAGAACCGTCATAGTGTCCGCAACCGATATATCTTCGTCAAATACGGCTGCCATAACTGTGTCTAGGTCGCCAGAACTAATTGGGCCATCAAAGATTGACTCCAAAGCCGAGACCATATTCTCAGCAGAAGTATCTTCCGAGAATGCTAAATCCAAAACTGCCGTCAACTGTTCGCTAGTAATTTCTGCATCCAGCATCGTTGTAAGTGCTTCGGTAAATACATCTGCCGAAACATCTTCGGTGAACACGGCTTCTAGGACATTGTCAAACTGAGCGTCAGTAAGTTCTGCGCCAAGGAGGGTATCGAGAACGGCGCCAACCTCTTCGGCGTCGGCATTAGGGGTAAACGAATCATCAAGAATATTGTCTAGTTGACCAGTGGAGATTGCTTCTCCCTCTTCGGGGAGGATAACCTCATCTGGTGGAATTATTACTACTGCCGTTTCAGGCTCTGTCGATGGTGCTTCTATTTCTTCGGGCAGCATCTCCTCTATGGCTGGGGTGGGTTCTTCTGGGATTATGGGCGCTGGCTCAGGCTCTACGGGGACGACTACAACCACTGGCGGTATGGTCGCTATCGGCACTTCCGTCGTTGTGGTTGTTGATGTACTTGTAGTAGTTGATGGCGATTCTGGGATAGTAGTTGTTGTAGTAGTGGTAGTAGTTGTAGTCGTTGTAGTCGTAGTCACAACAGTGTTTGCGTCTTCAATGAATCCAGAACCAGAATAGGTGGAGACATTATTGTCAAAGGTGTTGTTTCGCGAAGTAGACCAAGAGTTAGCGCTCACCCCATTGTTTTGTTCTGCTCCGTTATTAAACCTGTTTCCAAACTGGATTGCCAAGGAGTTCCCAACAAATGAATTTCCTTGTATCAACTGGTTTTCTGCACCTGGTATCCATTCTGTTGGAATCCAAGAGGCTAGTGAAACCGCAGTGCCATTATTGGTGAATGTAGAGTTGTATACTTGCTGACGGTTTAGACCTTGTAGTTGTGCAGCAGTTGCTGTATTGCCAGAAAACGCAGAGTTCTCAATCTTTACAAAACGCTCCGTGGCAAGTCCAAAGGTGTTGTTTGCAAACTCAGAGTCGTTGATATAAATTCTGTTTTCATAGTCCGAGTCTGTAAGGCTCTTTACCGTTGGGGTGCTTCCATAATCAGAGCGAATACCTGCATAGTTTCCAACAAAAATACAGGAGTCAAATGTCGTTACTGCTTGGTTTTGCTGGTACCAGGCATAGTGAGGAGTATCTGAGAACTTGACATTCGTGACCGTAAAGGTTCCTTGGTTTGTCCACACAAGACCGCCAGATGTAACCTTTCCCCTTTTTAGTGTCATATCACTAATTGATATGGTCCTCTGACCATTATTATAAATTGCGCGATACAAATCATTTCCATCAATGATTGTGGTTGCCATTCCAGAACCAGTGATTGACAGTCCTTGCGTAATGGCTGGGAGGTCTGACGCAAGAGTTATTGTTCCTTGCGTTTCAATAATAATACTGTCGTAAATTCCACCGCTTTGGGCGTTTGCTTGATTTATTGCCCATCGTAAAGTCCCGAGACTGCCATCATCTTGAAGGTTTGTTACAACAAGAGATGTTGGTGCGGCTGCACCAGCAGACTGAAATACATATCTTGTGTATTCAGTGGAGCCATTTAGGCCAGTTTTCTCGCCAAGTCGCCAACCCGAATTTATATTCCTATACGCACCGTCTCCATTTGTATGCCAAGACATTCGTTTTGCACCAGCAACAAGGTCGCCACCCCAAGCGTCAAGGACATCTGCAGAACATTGCCGAATTGTTTGATTGGGAGAAAATCCAAAAGACCAACCGTTGAAGTACCAATAAGAACCGTTTGAAAGACGCGCTGTGGTTGTGCTATCTCCGCACATGTTTGAGCCTGGGGTTTCTTGGAAAACATCTGTTCTTGGCGCTACAGCAAGAAGGTCAAGGGTTGTCCCGCCAGTTGGTCCTCCAGCAATCATGATGTACTCATCGGTGCAAGCGTTTGTAATTGCAGAAAAGGGGCCATAGGCATTGTAAAGATTTGAGTAACATAGTTCCCATCCGCCTTGAGTAACGGTGGAGATGGCTACTTCTTCAGCCTGCCCAGAAGGGTAATAGTCGGGGGCGTCATTCGCAGACGCAGGAATTACTGGCAAAAAAATTGCCATAAATAGCGCTGGTACTGGTATCCAAAATCCTCTGCGGAGTCTCATATCCGCTATACAATAAAACTAAATCAAAAGATAGTTCTTATAGCCTGCCTAAATTTGCCTATCGGCTATGTTCCTGTTTTCTACTGGAACCAAAACCCCATGATGACGGGCCTGAATATCCTTGCGTACCCATGTCATTCCGTATGTTGAATCTAGGTTTTGAGTACCTTCTCTGCGCTTTAGTCGTTCTGCCATTGACTGGAAGGTTGGGTCATCGCTGAGATTGAGGTACGAGTTGTGGGACCAAGGAAGGTCATAGAAGGCTGGCGCATTTACCAGAAGGGCTCCAGCAGTAGTCCAATGCTCTTCAATTCTTGGGTCTTCGCAGACAACTGGACCAGACAGGGCATACGAAGGAACATCTGCGCCGACGAGTGGTCTATCAACTTCAAGCATCTTTTCAATAATGTTTGCGTCCATCGATATATCAGAATCGACATACAGAATTGCTTGATAGTTGACAACTCCGTGATTTAGTTCTGTGCAATCTTCACCCCAATGATGTCCACTTGTAATGCGCACCCGTTGCGCAAATTCACGAATTAGATTGCGCCCAGTTTCTATACGAATCCATCTGTTTCCTGAATCAACCTTGGCTTGCATGTCGTTGATTGAGTATGTCCAGTAGTCTCCGTTGACTTCCTTAAGGGCATCAATCACTTCGGCGAACGGCTCAATGCCACGATTGTCAAGTTCAAATGCCGAGAACCATTTTGCGTTGGGAAACCTACGCATGATTTCGGCCCTATCAGACATCCAGTTCAGGTGTTCTTTTGCGTCGCACTTCCAACCGACAAGAGGAGTCGCAATCACAAAGTGCATCTGATAATCGACTTCTCTTAGGTACGGCATCTTTAACTTCTTTACATAGTCAGAGCACACACCAGCATGCTGTCCAAGGTCCAGTGTTCTTATTTCTGAGTGAGTTTCTGGCATCACCATTATGCATTTATTCGATGCAATTGGCTTTCCTGGGAATGCCCATACATAACCAGAACTGGTAATTGTGTAGTCATCCGTGTTATGGAAGAAACAGTGCAGTCCAGCGTCTTTGCAGATTCCAAGTGCTACATCGTTCTTGCAATGAATCCAGAGTTTCTGTGAGCGTTCTTGTAGCCACCCAATCTCAATATGATGTTGTGCTCCGTCGTGCCCAAGAAATAAACCGTCTTGGTTTGCCCAAACATCTACCTCAACATCAAATCCCTGACTTATTGCAGCATCAATGTATTCAGGCGTGTTTTCAAGTTCTGGTTTAGGACCTTGAAGATTCCCACGATGAGATATATAAATCATTTTTCAACCTGAACCCAAATCCAGTTTTTATGATTATCGCCAGGACCAGTTTCCCTAATATCAAATTTAAAGTTTTTGAAACCTATTTTTCCAACTAGGTCGTCAAATACTGTTTGCTCATCTTGGATACTTACATCTGAGTGACCGTTCGTGCTGCCAGCATCATAATTATTGTCGTAGTAGCCAGCAGTAGGTATCTCACCCTTCCCGCCATAACCCATTTGGAAACATAACTTCCCGCCTGGCTTGAGAACCCTGTAGATATCCTTCAAAATATCAAACCTAATTTTATGAACACAAATATGCTGGAAGCAGATTACGGCAAACACAACATCGTAAACATCGTCGGCAATCGCAGAGAGATTGTCTCCACTAGTTACATATAGGTTTGGTTCGGCAATTTTGTTTGCCTTGACATTCAGGCGCGCCTTTTCAATATTCACATGAGAAATATCTATCCCATCAACCCGAGCAAAACGATTTGAGAACTTGACTAGGTTTCTTCCAGGGCCACATCCGTACTCAAGTGCTACAAGCCCATTTGTGTCAAAGTCCTTGAATAAGAAATTGTCATAGTCTGACCAGTTGTTGTGAGCGTCGTACGAGCCGACTACTGGGTCCCTAAAATCAAGAGACCACTTTGCTGCATATTCGTCATAATATGAATTCTGCATTCCCAAGTAATCGTCTTTGTCCTTGCTCATTTGTTGTTCTCCAAGTAGTAGTTCAGGTCTTCAGGTGTTCCGATTCCCCACATCTTGGGAACTTCCTTAATCCTAATCTTTTTTCCGTCCTGAATCGCTTCATTGAATACAGGGCAAACATAGAACTCGTTGTTTGTTCTGATGTCTTTTTCAATCATCTGGTTTGCATATTTGACATAGTCAGAACCGTGCTTCCAGTAATAGATTCCAACGGTGGCATTATCTGAGATTGGGTTCTTCTCTGCCACTTCTGACACGAAGCCATCATCTCCCAGTTTTGCATAGGACCATTTTGGGTGGGTTGCTTTGAATGTCAGGATTCCGCCGTCAATCTCGTCAGCACCAAAGGCATAAAGGCACTCATTACTATCCCATTCAACAACTTGGTCGGAGTTAGCCATGAGCAGTGGTGCGTCAGTATCGATGAGGTGCGAAGCCAGCAGGGTTGTGCAGGCAGCCCCTTCCGTCATTCCATCAACTAGAACGATGTCGCATCCTGGCTTTATGAGGTTGAGAACCTGCTTTAGGTTGTATTTCTCGTAGTGGTCTTTTTGAACCAAGAAGATGAAGTGCGCGTCAACATTAAGGTTGTCAACAACCACCTGAATCATTGGCTTGCCATTTACCTCAATAAGTGGCTTTGGGAATGTGTACCCAGCCTGCGCAAAGCGCGAGCCAGCGCCAGCCATTGGTATCAGTACATTCATCTTTTCGTTCCTCCAAGCAACTGGCTTTTTCCCACGCGATTCAATCTCGTCAACAAACTTCATAAGGCTTAACTTATTTAGGTCATCAGCGTTTTTAATTGCAAAAAGATTTGCGCCAGAACTCAACGCTCCCTCTCTGCCTATGTGTGAATCTTCGACGATTATAGTATTCGCAGGGGTTGAATCAAGGGAGACTATGCACTGCCAGTACATCTCTGGGTGTGGCTTGTGGTGCTTAACATCCTCATTGCTCATGATGTAACTGACATACTTGAGGACACCGATGGCATCAAGCGCTGTGATTACCGTGTCCCTAATCGCATTGCTGGCTACCGCTATTTTCCAGCCGCGCTCTTTCAGGGTCTGCATGATGTCAATCGCTACATAGTTCTTCGGAAACTCCGCCAATATCTTAAGCGTCGCCTCTTGCTTATCTTCCCATATTTTTTGGTGCGTTGATTCTGGAAGTCCTTTATCGAGCGTCAACATCTTCAACTTCGTTGTGGTGCCTAGTCCGTCATATCTGGATAAATGCTCATCCCGAGTAATGACATACTTTGGGTCAATCCTGCTTAGGGCGATATTAAGCGAGTCATAGTGGACATCCCGTGATTCAATTAGAACCCCATCAAGGTCAAATATTACAAGGAAGTTACTTTTCATGTGGGTTTGGTCCTGCATGTCTGTGCCACTTGTTGTGGCGAACGATACTTTTACCGTTGCATTTCATCACATATTTATTCCGTACGCGCATTGACCACTCAACATCTTCCTCTTCGTTCCAGCCTCGTGACTCGTCAAGTGGCTCCTCTAGCATTACATGCTTTTTTAGCATAAAGAATCCACCAGAGATATACATGTACTGCGTTTGGGTCCAGTCGTTATAGTCAAGAGACCAAGCCCTACCGTGTCCTGGCTTGTCCCATAGAGACCAGTCCATTGGGTTGCGTGCGCCAGTGATTAAATACTGCGGACACGAACATATTTCCCAATCTGTCCCAAACTTCTTAAACTCTTCATACCAAGCATTATCAAAAATGTGATAGTCATGCATCAACACGATGTTCTCGTATTTTGCTTTCTGAACAAGAATGTTCTTCTTGCGGGTAATCCATCTTGGCTTTACCGACTCGTCAAAGTCAATCTTGACAATGTCTTCACCTTCTATTCCAGATGAATCGCCACCACCAACGAAAAGTATTTCGTATTCAGGGATGCTAAGACTGCGGATGTTCTCAACTATTTGATTAAGGCGATTCTTGTCCTCATAAATAGTGATTATCCCAAAGGTCCAAGAGATGTCATGCATTCTCCGCACCTTCTAGTATTGAGCGATAAACATAATTCCATTCAGGTCCGCGCTTTTCCATGGTAAAGAGATTCTTTACATTCTCAAGGTTTACTTCAACCTCGTCGCGGCGCATGATTGGGTCCATAAGTTCGCTCAAATGGTATTCCCATTCACTCTTGTTCCTTGCTACTCTTCCAACTCCGTGGTTAGCCATGAATTCATACTCTGGAGACCAAGAGGAAATAAAAGGAACACCAGCAGCGACATACTCAAGTCCTTTGATAAATGACTTTGCATGATTGAACTGCACATCATTCAGCGGAACAATTCCAATATCAATAGGAGCAAATAGTTTTGGATAATCAAGAATCGGCACCAAAGGCATAGTTGTCGTGCTGTCCCTGCTAATACCAAGTTGGTCTGCTGCGTGCGCCGCATTGGCCTGCAAATGCCCAGAATGGTGAAACTTGAGACCATTGCTATTGATAAACGAACCAACCGAATCTGCTACTGATTCGAGGTCGCTTGAGCGCCAAGGGGTAGCCCCAACCCAACCGATTGTTGGTTTGTCAACAAAGTTGACTGGCTTTCTCTTCCACCTGTCGAGGTCTATCCCATTGCGCACCATGAATACATTGTCATTCATTTTTGAGTAGTAGTCACCAAGGAATGGGGTTGAGACAATAATGGCATCTGCGAGAGAGATAATTTTATTGTAGATATCTCGGTTATTCTCTGGACTTTTTTCTGGGTCGGTAACATCGTAGGCACGGTTAGTCTTTTCGAGACCGTCGTGCCAGTCATCAATATCCACGACGATTGTCTGCCCTAGCGCTTTTGCTTTTTGCATCTCATCAAGAACTCGCTGGTGCATGATGAGTTTGAAAACGATTATGTCCCAGCCGTGTACTGCCTTTTCATCCTCAACCATTAGGCCAAATCCATGCGCTTCATTAAACCCTGGGAAGCCCATACCAGTTCCCCACTGGTGCTTCTTAAGTTCCCTTGATGGAAGCAGGCAGCGATACCAACCGCATCCATTGGGCTGAAGCGGCTTTGTTCCCCAAGACCAGTCAAATGTTAAGAATGCGATGTTTGGCGAGTTAGACATTTTGATTTACCAATCTTTGTTACCGTCGCCTCAAAGCATAGCAAACCTAGATGGCTATATGCGATTATTTGCTCATTGATAGCCCTGCTCTTGGGCCAAGGGATATCACCTCATGGCTTACTCCTGCTGGGACATAGATGAGGTCTCCATGCTCCAGTACATACTCTCCGAAATCTGTAATCCATTTTGTTGAACCCTTACACTGCCAAAAATGCACATCCTCGGCATCGCTATGTTTTCCAAAACCATGATTTCCCTTTGCTGTTGATACATATACATGCGCGACGGTCAACCCAAGCATATTTAAAACAACTTTTGCAGGCTCAATTGTGTGGCCGTCTGTCGTCATTGTAAAACAACCACCTATGCAACGAAACGGCCTTCCAGATAATTTTGATTCTTCAATATTTTTATTTATTTCGTCCCATGTTGGTGTTAAGGAGTGAAAATTTTTTGTAAAAATCACCATTTGTACATAATAGCGGTAGTATTTCGTCATGGACAAAAAAGAGCCGTTTCGCCTCGTAGTCAGAGACAGAAGTTGCGGAACATGCACAAAGTGTTGCGAGGGGCACCTATCTGGCGAGGTTAACGGGATATCGTTCTACGAAGGAAAGCCTTGTCACTTTACGGACATTGGTTCTGGGTGCTCGATATATGAAGACAGGCCAGAGAACCCATGCAAGGCATTTAAGTGCGAGTGGCTATCTAACCCAAATTTCCCAGAATGGCTAAAGCCAAACTTGAGCAATGTCATATTCGTATATGCAACGATTGGTCCCCATGAATATGTTTTTGCCAAAGAGGCTGGCGGCAAAATTGATGCCAGGACACTTTCCTGGGCAATCAACTTTATGTCATTCAACAAGTTTAATTTTGCTTGGCAATATGACGGCGGCTGGAATGCAATAGGTACTGATGAGTTTGTCAAAGCATATTTTGAAAACGAAGGATACTATGCACCAAATTCAAAGATTGACAATCGCTAGATTGTCAAATCAAGAAAATCAAAGTTAAAAGCAACAACTGTCTTTCTCTGATTTGAAGTATTTTCTGGTGAACGGTGAATAAGAGATGCTGGGAATAAAACCACATCTCCTTCAGAAACATTAAATCTCTTCGCAACTGATGTATTGAAAGGCTCAATAAATTCAGTTGCGCAACTAAAATCTGGCAGTTCTAGGTAATAAATTCCAGCAAAATTAGACCCAGCGTGATGATGCCAATGATGAAAGTCTCCACTTTCATATTGCTGGAACCACACACCGCGAATTTCTGGATTCTTGTGCAATATTGAATCTGGAAGAGTAGCCATAAAACCATTAAAGTATTCGGAGAATAACGACGACCATGGTCTTTCATTTTCTACAAGTGAAAAATCATACTTCGAAATTTGTTCAAGATTATTAGATGGGTCCTTTTTGGATTCAGATTGAGCAGACTGAATAAGGCCCAGCATTACTGGCTTCAATGATTCGTGGTTTGGCATTCTTCTAACCATATATGAGCCATTGAATTGGTATTTTGATACAAAATCAGACATTATTCCTCTTGTTCTTTAATTATTTTTGGTGATAAAACATTGATTCGTGAAAGTATTTCTCAATCATTTCTTTTTCGCGCTTCTTATAGTTTGCATGATAATCTTCTTTGTGCACTGGGTAATCATCTGGATTTCCAAAATACCAATGGTCTGGTTCTGCGTAGTGAGCAATTAGCACCTCTACATAATCATCATATTTATGACCAGTAAATTTCGGTCTCCAGTGTAATTGGTCAACACCATAATACAAAAGAGCATCAAGGTCTTCGCATAGAAACTCTTCTGCATTCACCCAAACTGGCCACGCAACGCTTGACCTCAGTTGTATGTCAACAGTGTATGTGCATGCGTTATCGTCTAAATGAGCAG